GGAAGTTCTTCGGGACTAATAGTGAAGGGGTCAACACCTGATTTGTCCTGAAGGTTCATCAAGAAGTCTTTGGCAACCATTTGACCCTCAACCATATCCTGATACTTGCTTCTCTTTGCCTGAGACATTGCATCCTGAGCGTAGGCTTTAACTTTAAATAGCCTATCAGCCATACCGTTTACCACAATATCTACAAACTTAGGTATAATAGGAACGGGTGTCCAATCTAGATTTAGATAGCTAAGGTCTCCATCTATAGCTAACTCATCCTTATATTTTTTTATTGATTGTTCCCCTCGAGCATACAGTCTCAATCTATGGAACTCTCTGAATTGGTCGTAGTACCTACAACTGTTTCCATCTCTTTTAAACCATTCGTACTGAATCGCCTGCCCAATCTGCAGACCAAATTCATCTGTGGCTTTTTCAGCATCAGATACAAACTGACTTGGAAACCCCGCAGACGTAATGTTTATTTTTACATCCTTCATGTAATTATTTGACTTGTGTTGCCACTGTTACTATACCTTGCAAAATTAATCATAATTCTTGACTCCCTTTTTTGAGGCTGATACAGGTGTTTTTGACACGCCATAATGGCTAACCCCGAGCTAATGGAGGCATCATACTTGGTTCTATTGTTTATATCAAACTTAGCCCAATCCTCTAAGGTTCTATTAAAAGCCATTGTGTGCATCTCGTCACTGTTTGGTTTAAGACCCACATACGTTTCTATGTAGGACTCTATAGCTGCCGCGTGAGCCTGCTTCACAGCCTCGGATGTATTCGGTATACCCCCTAACTCTTTTTCGGTCTTAGATAGCTTCGTAAACACCTTGTCGGGTCTGTTCGTGCAAAACCCCCTATACCCCCTGTTCTTGAAATGATATAGTAGCCTCGGCTTATTGTTCTCTATAAGAATAGGCATTCCATAAAACACACAAGCCATAAGCACATCCTCGAAGAATATCTCTGCCGTCTGTGGTCGTGCTACATACTCCAAGAAAAACTCGTTGCTAGGAGCCTCCTCCATATTAAACTTAGTCAGACCATGTAGCGCACCGTTCGAGCCTCTGCCCCCAACAGTCCCACTGATGTCATAGGAGTCACAACCAAACGCACCTATATGCTCATTGGCAGGATACTTTGTGTTTTTCTTAGTTATAACATTATTCTGCATGTTTGCATTGGGAACCCATGTGATTCTAAATCTTCCGCGCTTGTCAGGGCTGAATATAACCTTGGTGTCCTTGACACCGTCCTTCCATCTAAACGACCCCACTGTTACGTATTGAGCAGATATCATAGCATCGTTATAGTCTATCTGCTGATATATCTTCGTTAGATTAAACAGAGACTGCTTGCTCTCATCCCTGAAAGCGTGCGACTCAGTTCTAGGAAACTGTCGGTAGTACTCGTTTAGTGCATCAGGGTCGCTCTTCATTGACTCAACCTCATTCTCCCAATACTCTACAGCACCCTGATAAATCATTTCATTGTCTATACCCAACACCTCAGTCGGTGGTGTATCAAACACAGGCATCCCATACCTATCAATAAAGCCTTCCATATTCCATTCCATAGGAATAAACAGAGAGTACAATCCGCTTTTTGTTTGACCGTTTGAGTTTCTAGTGGTAACATCGGAGTCGTAATAAAGCTTCTTGAAGTTATCACCTCCCTTATTAAGTGCATTGGACGTAGAGCCCATCATACACTTCCCGATAACCTTACTACCTAGTCGAAGACACGTTTTAGTTACACGCCAATTGTTAAGTATGTTATTTGGCTTTAACCACTTCCCACTCTCATCGTGTACCAACAGTAAAAGCTTCTCACCATCGTAGCTGTTATCATCTGTGTTCTTCCAATCTATTGTTGTATCAAGACCTTCTATCTGCTCCTCATCCATGTCGTACATGTTCTTCTTGGTAATCTTGGATGCAGGAACCCTGTACGCAAGCTCAGTCTTCGGCTTGTCCATACCATCCATAATAGGTTTAAAGAAGAACGGCAGCCTGCTGTTTATAGGCACAACCTTATCGGTAAACATTTTCTTTGCATCAGAACCCGTCTTTGATAGTATACCCACGCGAGAGTCTTTGGCAAGTGTTCCCGTGTTAACGCACTCTGATGAACTCATGAATGAGAACCCTGAACGACGAATCTTTAGGTATATCATTCCAAAGCTTCTCTTGTCAGCCTTGCACGCCTCCCAATATATATACAGTATTCTGTTTGCCTCCCTGTAGTCGGGATAGCCTACGTCAATGTTGGTCCACTGCAGATACATATAGTGTGCACCTGTTATGTATGTTGGCTTTCCTTTGTTCATAAACCAACACCCATCATCCCTGTAGTCAAACTCTTGTTCGATATAGTCAACCCACATAGCCTTAAACTCAGATGGCATCTCATTCCACTGAAAGATAGATTGAATCCTGCCTAGCTGTTTGGGTAAGTCCCGCCTCTCCCAATACTGTTGCTTCTTTTCTTTGTGTCTTTGAAGACACTCCTTCGGTGTTTGGGGTAAGGCAACCTTTAATCCTGATATCTCTATGATATCTCCAATCTGTCCTGTCTTTGATATGACAACCACATCATACTTTGGGTTGTAGCCATACAGCCATGAGCGGTTGCGATTCTTGTTTGATACAACAGCCTTTGGTACAAAATCTTTTAGTACTCTATATAGTGTGTTATTTTGACCTTCGTTCAGCAAATCCCTGTTTATTATCTACCTTTGCATTACCCCCCGATTGGTTTAACGCCTCTCGTTCTTCCTCAATTCTTTTAAGTATCTCGAACGCATCAAAGATGGCAAGCTTCTTTGTAGCCGCTGCATTCTTTAACCTGTCAGCAGCTAGGTCGTCCTCGGGGTCAGGCTTGATAATCTTCTCCCTTGCAACCCTTATTAGTTGCTCAACAGCCTGATGACCCGCCTCGATAATTTTTAACTTAGTTTGCTTAGTGTCCATCCTTTGATACTGTATAAGTTGTTTTGTTATCAGAGTTTTTATTGAGCAAAGCCACCAAATCAAGTGCTTTGTATACATCCTCAAAAGAAAGAACCTCGCCAAGCTCATCCACCATGTACACGTTTATAACGCTACCATCAACGGCTTGAATCTCTTTTAATATTTTTAAGCTCATAATACTGCTACTATTGAGTGGTCATACATTCTATATAGTACCTGCTCGTCAACCACAAACTCATAATCCTGATGAGGCTTATAACAAACTCGGTCCCCAACCTTTACACCTTTTTCTTTTAGTTCTTCATTTAATATAACCATTTCTCCCATTAAAGGCTCACGACTCAGTGGCTTAAATATGTAACTATCTATTGGCGGTATGGATTTTATAAAGCAGTATCGGTCATACCCATACCACTTATCACCCTTCTTGTATGCAAAAAATTGGTCGGGGTCTAAAAAGAATATATTGTCTCGCAAAAAACTTTTACCGCTCTTGCGCCTGCCCTTCATATCATTGTAGAACTTAAACACGTTGTGATGAACCAACAGGGTGTCACCCTTTTCAATTGGTCCACAGTATTCTAACGGAGTCTCGATAACTATAGCCTGTCTGTTTGACGTAGACACATCCTCTTCCGATGTGCTTGTAATAAAATCAACCCCTGCTATGCTTTTTATGTTATCGTATCGTCTGTTATTTTTTGGTTCTACAATGAATTGATAAATAGATTTCATTAAAAATTTATATTGTATTCGATGGATACGGGCATCACCCTATTAAACTCCTTCCAAAGAACAACCTCGTCTTTCTTCTCAATCCATATTCTAAAAGACTCTGTCTCCTCGTGATACCTGATAAGGTGTATTGTGTACTTACCGCCAAGCACATCCTGCCCTACCAAATAGTGCATTGCTCCCGACATATAGTCAGGACCTACAGAAATCTTACGAATATCCATTACATTGCAGTTGCAATAACATTTATATTGTTTAATGTAAAAGCATTAGCTCCCGTAGAATTTTTAACATAAACTCTTACAAAATCATTCTTAGACAAACTAACTAAACATTGAAAAGTAACAGGAAAGACTAGTGTGCCATCAGCTTGAGCTTCTTGTTCGCTAGATGCTATTATTTCTGAACTAAGGATAGGATTTGTAGCTCCGTTTTTAGCAAAAGCAAAGTGAATTACATTATTGCTGCTTGTAGTTCCGCTACAAGTTGCTTCAAATTTAAAAACTCTTGTTTCTTCACCTGTGTAGGTTATTTGATTGTTGGCATGAGTTAAGCTGCCCGAAGACACGCTGCTATTAGTTATGGCAATTAATATAAAAAAATCCGAGGTATTGCTTATTGATGTTAGTTGAGATGAATTTATTACAAAATACTCCATATAGGTGTCTGTTCCTGCTATATCCCCAACCGTAAATGTTTTTGTGTTGTTAGAATCACTTACGTCTGTTCCTATAATCAAATCATTTGATGCAGGTGTTACTGTAGCGTACTTTGAAGTATCAGATATCTTTCCCATTATTTTTCTTTTTGTTTTACCTCTCCGGTTTGTAAGTTAATTACAGCATCCTTTCCGTACTTCTCTATAAGCTTCTGCTCGTTCTTTGCGAACTGCATTTTCAAAGCTCCGACCTCAGAGATGATGGCTGCTTTTTGAATCTCAATATCTCCAAGCATCATCTTCTTCTTAGAGAAGTCAGTGTTAAGGGTCTGTATCTCCGTTAGTTCTTCTTTAGTAAGTTTCATTAGATTTTATTTTGTACAAATATACTACTCTTTTTTTCTACGCTCACGTCGTCTTTCTCGTCGGCTCTCTTGTCGTGGGTTAGCGATAGATACCTTTTCTATGGAGCGACCGCCAAAGTATGCAGTTATAACAGTAATAAGTACCACCTGTAAAAGGTCAACCCAATTTTGTTTTACCTCAAACTGAATCTTGCCCGCATCAATAAACACAAGCAGCACCGTCGATGCAACTAAAAACAATAATACAATAGGTCTTACGTTTTGAGATAGCCAACTCTGAGAACCCATATCAGACTCCCAACGGTCTGTTACATTCTCCTGAGCACTTTCTTCGGCATCAATAAGAATCTGTGTAAGTTCTTTTTCAAACTGAACCTTCTCCTCCTTTGTCGTTACAAATCTATCTACAAGGTTAGCCACCTGCTCCAAAGGACCATCAGTTAAAAGTTGTCCTATCTTTTTCATAGGTCCTTGTATTCTTCAGCAGCATCAAAGCTTGGGCAAGCCTTTGCCGCAAACTCTCTATGTCCGTGAATGGTTGCATTAGGAGCAGCAACCTTTAAGAATTTAAGAAGCTCAAGCATAGATTTCTTTTGAGCATCTGTTCGTGTGTCCTTCGGTGTCTTGCCATCCTTCTCTACACCACCAATGTAGCATACACCCCATGACTTTGGGTTCTCTTTGGATGCGTGTGCACCCTGAACATCAAGGTCACGACCTTTCTGAATTGTTCCATCTATCAATACTACAAAGTGGTAGCCGATGCCTCTCCATCCTCTAGCCTTGTGCCATCTGTCAATGGTAGCAGCATCAATGGAATCATCACCCTCGCGTGTTGCCGCGCAGTGAACAATAATCTTTTCTATGTCTTTAATATTCATTTGGAATTAATTTGAGTTGCTTTCGTATAATCTTTCCTCTAAAAGTCTCAAGGTCTCTTTTATTTCTTTGACATCATCCTTGATTACATCAACATCTTTCTGCGTAAGCAAAATTGTTTTTGTAAAAATCTCATCCTTGTACTTAAACTCCTCCGCGGTCATGATAGGTGGAGGCAGTTGTTTAGCCTCGGCTATCTCTACCTTAAGTGTAAAGTACAATGTTATTATAGATACAAGAACAAAACCTACCCCTATAGCATCTTTGATTGATAGCTTCACCTCCGTGTTCTTGTCTAAATATTTCATTGTTTACATGTTTTTATTGAGGGTCATCAGGTTGTCCTCTCCATTCATCACTTTTTACAATGACAATTATCTCATCATGATTGTGTAGTGTTTTATTGGATAACGACTCAATTGTAGGTGGCATATCACCATTATACTTTACAATAGCCTTGTCTCCTTTTAAGTTGCGTATTGTAGTTTCAATACTTGTTGTCAATAGTTGCCCATAGTCAAGCAACTCTAAGTCCGATGTGTTTACTATTACATAGGTTATCATAATCCGTATCTTGCTTTTGATGCATCAAAGTTTTGTAAGGCTTCTGCTGCGCTCAATACCTTATCGTACATCTTAATCATAGATATACGTCCGTCAAGATAAAATCCTGTTCTACTACCTCCTGCAAATATATTGTAGGCTGTGGAAAACACCGTAGAGCTTGCTGTTCCTTGTGTAAACAAAGCACCATCTAAGTACATTTTTGCTCCGTTTGTTCCTGTAGTGCCATCCCACGATACGCTCAAGTGATGCCAATTGTTTAACGATGGATATGTTGCACCTATTATAACAGCAGTAGTACTTCCTGTTGATACCAAATATCTTAAGGTTGCCGGTCCTCCTGCACCAAATATATCCCAATCTCTAGTTGAAGTATTACCTCTTGTTGTACCTTTTGTTATAATTCCATCTTGGTCGTTAGATGAATAAAACCAAATATCAATTGAAGCAGGATATGTTTCAAGGATTGCAGGTTGACCGAAGTCAACTTGGTCATCTACTCCATCAAACTCAAAGTATCCACCTTGTGCTGAGTTGTAGGCTGTACCATTGTTTATTGTTCCGTTGTTGCCGTTTATTACATCAGTCCACGTTGTACCTGTGCCTCCATAACTTGCTGTATCTCCTGCATCAACTCTAAAGATTAATCCATCTGTAACAATGTTTTCACCACCTCCACCACCTGATGCTAATCCCGCTCGTGTTTGAAACGAGTTACCTGCTATGCCTATGCCGATACCCGTAGACATCTTACCACAATCCTAAAATATCAGAAGCAGTGGTACCTGTTGCAACAACCACCGAGGTCATTATAGGAAGGAAGGATGCATCGGGAATATTAACCAATGTAACCGTGTCGCCTCCGACTGTTTTCATAACAACAGTTCCTCCTGTGCCTACGTAAAGAACGGGTCCCTCGCTACCTCGTGTAGAATAAATCTTAAAAGCTTTACTTCCTGCAGCAAAAATGTTTGCACTAACGGTTAGCTTAGTGTCTGATATAACACCTGTAACTGTGGCTGTTGTTGAATCGGTAGTGTTGTACACTACAGAACCCGGTTGAACCTTTGATAAAAATCCTCCGCTCGCATCATCTAATATATTTGCAGCAGAAGGGGCAGCAGCATCACTTGTACCATTTAAAATTTCATCACCGGGTGATGGAATAACAGTATCATTATCATTTGGAATGACTGCTATCGCGCGTTGGGTTTGTAGTTTTTGATATGCCATGATTAATCTCTATAGGGTATAAGTCTATTTAAAGTGTCTTTTCTTTTGTCACAACCGCAGTCCTTTCCTGTTTTCTCAGCAACCTTGTCCACTACAGCTTTGATTCCTGTAAGTCGAGTTACTTTGGCTACGGTATCTCCAAATCCTTTTGACTTATCTTTTAAATTCATTAGGGTAAAGATACTAATATTTTCCTTTTCTGCTTTTTGGCGATGACTGCGTTGAGCCTCCCTTGCCCGCCCATAAGTTTTTGCAAGCCCAATAGCGTGCTGTTAGTTTGCTCTTGGCTGTACCGCACTTGTGTCTAGCCTTAAAAGACTTGCGTGCCGCAGCGGAATAGTTATGACCGTATCCCTTTGCACCAAAGTGTATCAGCTTCTCCTGTCCACCCTCACAGCCCTTAACCATTTTCTTTTTGCCCGGACGGTCCGAGGGTCTCGGTTTGTTGCAGGGCATCGAATCTTTTTTTGCCATTACGTTGCTTTAGCTTGTATTACAATCCACTGCGTTCCATCAGACCAAACAGCACACCCATTAAACGACTTGTTAATCGTGTAGCTTGATGCGCCATCTATAGTCTCTCCTACGGGAGCCGTTATCGCAATCTGATTGCTTGCGCTTACACTACTATTATTTACAAACCGAATCTTTCTGTAAGGTATAGCCGTTGCACTTGGTAGCGTATACACAAACGTTCCCGGACCACCGACCCAATCAAAATCAACTATGTTTACATCCTCGGTAAGTGTTGCACTACCTCCCGGTGTGGCATTAACAAAAAGAGGTACAAGGCGTACTACCTCATTGTTCTCAATAAGAATATTAATTGCAGAAGCAAGAGCCTCTATAGTATAAGCATCTCGGTTGGCGTTAGCATTTGCCGAGCCCTTATTGACGGTATCCACTCCTGTGGCTACTCCATGAAACTTTGTTCCTGCAGGGATGGTTGACATACTACTTAATCTCTTTAGCGATAGCTGACCATAGCTTTGTAATAGAAACTCCTAAGCCAATACCCCCAATAACAGGAAGCCCTTTGGCAAATACAACAACAGCAATAACAGCAGCATAGCATGCCACAGCAATATCACTCATTAACATATCTAAAATTTTTAATAGCTTAATCATAGTTTATCTTTTTGTAAATTTTTTAGTTACTCTTCCTGCAGCAGTGTTCGCCACAACAGTCCTTCCCGCACGTTTCTTTTTCCGTGCAGTCGCAGCACGTTCCGCCTTTGTCATGCTCTTCGCTTTCGCCATCGGAAGACAACGGTCCGGGTTCTTCTTGTCCTTGCTCGTACCACATGCGCCCATGATAGAACCATCCATCCCTATTCTCACCCACTTCTCGTCTCTCCACTTCTTGAGCTCTCCCATTAGTATCCACTAGACTTTGTTTTTACCTCCATCCCGTAATTAGGGTTGTTCTTCATAGAACCTCCCATTGTCTTAGCAAACTCTGCAGCCTGTGCTTTTCCTACAGCGTTGTATGGGAATACCTTTTTCTTTTTAGCTCCTGATGTTGAGCATGTGTATGTTACTGTTGGCATAATTACTTTTTAGATTTTTTTGCGTAGTTAGGGTCTTTACAATATTTCGATGCTGCCATGTTGGCATAGGCGGAAGGGTAGGTGTCAAAGGTTTTCTTTGCCCACGCTATACCCGCAGGACAAATCTTATTAGACTTCTTTTTAGTTCTACCCTTAGCCATATTACTTGCGAGATGTTTTACCACTCAATCTGCTAATGGCTGAGTTTCTAAAAGGTATTCTATCCATATCCTTTTTACCTGCCACGTATCCCTTTTGATTTTTGTCTTCACCAAAGAAACCTTCCTGAGCGTAATCATAATACTGAGGAGCATAGCTGATACCGCTAACAGATTTTCTTGACTTCTCCCCACCTCTTGGGATGCCTGAAGATTCCTTCTTTTCTTTCTTAGCCTTGTCGGCTAAGTAAGACTTAACACCCTTGCGTGAACTCTTTGAAACTATTCTCTTTCCTTTTCCGTCTGCCATATCTACTGTTGTTTATTAGGGTTTATGAGGAAGGTCTGTAAGAGCATATCCTACTTTACCACCTTTGGTTTGTGGGTTTGGATATCCCTGTGCCTTAGTTGGCTTTTCCTTTCTCATTATTGATAGTGCCGCAGGCTTATCTTGCATAGTCCTTGCCGCCTGTAAATCTTTAAATGACATAGAAGGGATTGGTTTACTATCCATAATTCCTTTAGTCATTCTTTTCTGAGATGTAATTGTTTTACTCTTGCCACTTTTTGAGCCGCCTTTTTTTCCTTTATCCATAATTATTATTTTTTATCTCTATCTGCAAATCCTTGCAAGCCCTGAAGCTTGCCTAATCCTTTTATTTTGTCGGCAGCACTCCTTCTTATAATACTGCCAACGGTGTTCTCGTCAGACACTATATTAATAGCCGCCCTGTTAGCCACCGCTAACTTATCAATATCCGCAAGCGTCTTCTGAAGGTCTCTTGTCTTCTCAGAACCATAGTACTCCTGTGATTGTTCTTCAGCCATGACTATCTATTTCTAAGTGTTGTGTTTTGAGTTGAGGTGCCCCCCTTGCGATAAAACGCAACCTTGCTTTTATCTGACATTCCCCTCTTAGCAGCAGCCTTAATTGCCTTTCTTCTAGCAACAGGTCCACCAACCTTCTTACCCATGACACTTCTTCTAGTTCTCATGGCAGACTGTTGAGCACCTGCCTCCGCTCCTGCGGCTGTGCCAATAGCACGGGCATCCTTGAACTCATCCTCACTTTTTACTCTGCCCTTTCCGACAGATTGTGCAGCAGCTCTACCTGCAATACGCCCTGACCTCCTGCTGCCTCCGGCTTTTTTTGCCATAGCCTTTGCAGACTGTCTTGCTACTCTTTTCGTTTTTGGTGGTTGCTTTGCCATATCTATGCTCTTGGTCTTCTTGGTCTACCACCTGCACCTGCAGTAGGGCTTGCTTTACCTTTACTAGCAGACCTCATTTTAGGAGTTGTTGTACCTGTACCACTTTTTTTCTTAGTGATTTTTTTAGTAGTATAAGAACTAGAATTTTTAATTCTTGATGCTTTAACATCAGGGTTGACAGCTCTTGCACTTGCTTTGCCTTTACTTGTTCTACCCTTTGGTTTTTTACCACCGGGGTTTTTATTACCTTTTGGTTTAGCCATTGCCATAATTACATATCTTTGACCTAAAGATAAGAATTTAATTTAATGCAAAATGATTACCTA